TGCCGTTCGGTGTTGGTAGGTTGGCTACCTTTCGGTCGTTAGACCGCTTGAGTCCTGCCATGGTGTTGCTCCTTTCGGTTCGGTTGGTTGCTTCCTATATATGCACAGCGAAGCTGTGCTATCTATGACTTTGCGTATGTGGTGAAGTCATCGGGGATTTGTACTACTGCCCCGCGATTGTTTAGCGCAGAGTAGATACAAGCCACTGCCAGATGGTCATTGCCACCGATGTGCCATCGATACGGAGTATCGAGGTCGATGTCTTCGTACTCTTTGTAATCGTAGATATCTGCCACGATGTCGGGAATACCATTGCCCACTTCGAATAGAAGTGTCCAGTGATATTGCACCTTGTCACCCTCGTACCTGTCCACGTTTCCAAACGCTAGGTTCAAGCCACGTCGGGTTGTTGTGATGTATCCCTTTAGGGATGTGCCATTGATATCTATCTCTGGCGAATTGATTGCCTTAAGTTTCACTTAGTCCTCCTCGTTGTTGAGCCATGGCTCAAGATGATGAGCCTCTACTATGGCGTAGGCTGGTGCTGTTGGATACCCTTTCCAAAAGATTCCTTTTGGAAGTTGGATACTCTTATGAGTATCGCCGTCATCGACTGCATAGATGGCTTCGATACATGGTTCCACCATGGTAAGTGGAACTGGCGGATAATGATTACCACGTAAGTGGTAACCGATTGATTGGCGAATGTCAATGACATTCTCCACTAGGTCATGTGCTAGATTGCTACCCATTTAATGCCTCCTCCTTGTAGTAGTTCTTTGCGATAGCAAACCATTCACTATCGCCCCATCCACCCATGATTTGGCGGATGAGTAGTGTGGCTGGGGCATCATTGCCCCATTCACGTTCGGCTAGACCAGCCACTTGGTTGACGTAGTCATCCCATTCTTGGCGTAATACATTGACGAACTCATGAATATCTACCGACTGCTTAGCAGTCGACATGAGGTCACGCCATGCATCTTCATCGTTGTCCATTACCAATAGGTAATCTTGTACGAATTGCTCACTTGCTGTATTCATTATCGTTCCTCTCGGATTGTTGTTGCCCAGTGCTTCTCATCTATTGCAGACCTACGGTCTGCTATCTTGATTGCGAGTACATCCCATAGCAATGCGAGGGATAACGTGCCAGTGATTCCAATGAGGATTCCGACAGCGAGGTAATCGCCCCAATAAAGTGCATCCATCTTGTTGCTCCAATCTGCCCCGATATTTTCGAGGCTCCCCTTATATATGCACAGCGAAGCTGTGCTATCTTGAGATGCGTAGCGCCCGCATCATGGCGCTCCATCTGAGGGCTACCAATAGCCAACCCGCAGATACAATAGATATCATCGTTTGTCAAGTACCTTTAGGTACTTGCTATTAATTGCCAACACGTAAGTGCTATTTATTGCCAACGCATATGCGTGTATCGCGGGGGTGTCATGCCGTATGTGTCGCATCATGTGTCATGTCATGTGTCATGATTCAATGAAAGACACGACACACCGCAATTACGCTCAGCCGTCGGGCTGAATTTGACAATGGGGGGCTGGTCGTGTATTCTGGTGTCATTCAATCGGCAACTCCGTCGGTCGAATCAACTGAAAGGTAAGACAATGAAGACAGCATGGACACACGATGATTTACTAGTAAATCTAGAGGCTGAAGTTGCTGAAGTTAAATGGGAATTGGGTATCGAATCTCTAAAAGAGATTCCAGATTTCATGGTGCTTCAGCCTCATGAAATTCATCATGCGAAGATTGGAGATATTCTCCAATTGGCAAACGGCAAGAATTGCATCATCTTCGACATAGTCGAAACACCAACGGCGTTGGAGATTTCAGCGGTAACCGAATCACTAAGAGTGATTGTGAAACGCTTCTAGGGATAGTCAGCCCATCTCTCCACTTCTAAAGAAGTGGGGGGGTGGGTTCTTCCCTTTTCAGCTGAAATTTTCGTGGGGCAGGGGGCAACCCTTGCCCCTTTTTTTGTGCTCACAGCCTATGCTACCCCAGGGGTTTTTAACCAGACCCCCCACCTACCCCCCACTATCATCAAAAATATTTTCACCAGAAAACCAGTGCTGACCAGGACTTTTACCAAGTTAATAAAAAAACTTTTAGAAAGCCCTTGAGAAACGCCCATGCTCTAGCCCCCTATATAAGTGTAACGGCGGAGTTCCACGAAGCCGTAAAACGCGGGCTGAACGCCCGCTTTAAGTTTGGTTATGCTTATGTGGGGATACCTCTGTCAACCCCCTTGTAGACCCCTACAACCTCTGGAGTGACATTGGAAAGAAATCTAAATCCCGAAGAAGCTCGGAAAGAATTAATCAGCTTGGTACGCCAAGGGCGCACCATCGCTGATGCCCTAAAGGTTGTTGGTAGAAGCCGAAGCTGGTATGACACTCAACGACGTGAAGCCCCTGGCTTTTCGGCGCTAATTGACAACGTTCGGTTTAGAACCCAAGACCTCGCACAAGATGCTCGGTCTAACCTATCTGACTTTGCTGAGTTCTCTGAGAAATACCTGGGAGCCAAAGTTTGGGACCATATGCTAAATGTGGTCGATATGTTGGAAGGTAAAGAGCCCCGCTGGATTGACCCAGCGATGACATACGAAAAAGGGTCGGCGGGTCTGTCCCGCCTCTTGGTAAATGTTCCACCAAACCACGCCAAGACGATGACCATCACAATTAACTACGTGACCTACCGTATCGTTAAAAATCCGAATATCTCGGTTATCGTTATTTCTAAAACCCAAGAGCAAGCCAAGAAGTTTCTCTACGCTATCAAGCAAAGACTGACACATCCTCGGTATGCTGACATGCAGGTTGCTTTTGGACCAGCAGACGGTTACAAAGCTACAGCTGACCAGTGGTCGGCAAATAAGATTTATCTCGGTGGAGACATCCGCGACAACGATGCTAAAGACCCTACGGTCGAAGCTATCGGTATGGGCGGTCAGGTCTACGGCGCACGTGCTGACCTAATCGTCCTTGATGACGTGGTCACTCTCTCTAATGCGGGAGAGTGGGCAAAGCAACAGGAATGGATTCGCCAAGAAGTTGCTTCTCGTCTTCCACCAGGTGGCGGACAGCTACTCGTTGTTGGTACACGAGTATCTGCCGTTGACCTCTACAAAGAACTGCGTAACCCGCAGCATTACACCGATGGCATATTGCCATGGTCATACTTGTCCATGCCTGCCGTACTTCAGTACGCAGACGACCCAAAGGATTGGAAAACTCTTTGGGGTAAGTCAGAACAACCTCTCACTGATGACGATGTCCCAGACGAGAATGGTTATTTTGACCGATGGACTGGACCGCGTTTAACGGCGGTCCGCAATGAGGCTGGTCCATCAAAGTGGTCTTTGGTTTACCAGAACCTCGATATCGCGGAGAATGCAATCTTCGACCCGCTGTGCGTTAGAGGCGCAGTAAACGGAATGAGAAAAGCGGGTGCTTTGGTTGCAGGCGCAGCAGGACATCCTGAAAATAGTTCAAACTTTTATCGGGTTATAGGTATCGACCCAGCAATGACTGGTGATACTGCAGCTGTCGCTTATGCGGTTGACCGCAGGACACACAAGCGCTATGTCATGGACGTTCACGTCATGAGCAGCCCCACACCTGCAGCAATCCGTTCGTTGATTAGAGAATGGACAGATGCTTACAAGCCACATACTGTCATAGTTGAGTCAAACGCTTTTCAGCTTTTCTTGACTCAAGATGAGGAAATCAGAAACTTCCTCTCCACTCGTGGAATTAATTACCGACCACATTACACTGGTAATAATAAGCAAGACCCAGAGTTCGGCGTAGCCTCTCTGGCTCCGTTATTTGGAACCGTCATTAAGCGAGACGGCAACAATAACAACTTGAAACATGCAGGCGATAACATGATTGAACTGCCTGACTCTTCAAGAAATGAACATATTAAAAAGCTAGTAGAACAACTTGTAACCTGGCAACCAGGAGTACAGGGCAAGCGATTAAAGATGGATGCTGTGATGGCACTCTGGTTCTGTGAAATCGTAGCTCGTGACGTTCTACTTACTTCAGCAAATGTACCGAACTTCCTCAAGAATGAATTCACACCTCAATCTGATATCGAGTCAAGGTACATCGTCAACTTAGATGACTTAGCTGCAGCGCAGCGAATAGCGAGATTGTGAATCGATGAAAGAACTTGTACAAGCATTCGAGCAATTAAAAACTCGAAACTCCGAGCGCGATAAGCGCATGCGCGAGGTTGCCTTGGTTCGTGCTGGTCAAGCAGACCAGGTATTCAAAGGCTTGTTCCCAGAGGGAACATGGTCACGACCAATCATTGCTAACCTCATTGACGTTGTAGCTCGTGATGTATCTGAGCAAGCTGGTGTTCTACCTACCATTACTGCTGCTGGCGATTCATCATTAGATGATAACCAGCGTACCAAGGCTGACAAGAGAACAAAGATTGCTAACTATTACGTAGCATCCTCACGTCTAGGTACGGAACTACTGCGTGGCGCAGACCAGTTGGGTACATACGGATTCTGTGTATTCCGTATTGAACCTAACTTCAAAGAAAAAAGACCGCATATCCATGTAGAAAACTCTATGGGTGCGTACTATGACGTTGATAGATTTGGTGAAGTCCAAGTTTATGCACGTTCTTATTATCGTAAAGCTGGAGATTTAGCAGCACATTTCCCAGAACACGCAGATGCTATCTTGCAAACAGGTGCATTTTCACGTGGCGATACCAATGACCTTCTTGAAGTAGTCCGATGGACTGACAAGAAGCAGACAGTTATGTTTATTCCATCACGTGGGGGAACCGTCCTTGCACAGACACCAAACAAAATCGGTCGTGTACCAGTTGCGATTGCTCAACGCCCTTCGCTCGACGGCGAAGTTCGCGGGTCATTCGACGATGTTCTGCCAGTGTATGCAGCAAAAGCACGTCTTGCGTTGCTTACTATGGAGGCTGTTCAAAAATCTGTTGAAGCTCCTCTGGCTCTTCCCACCGATGTTACTCAACTATCTGTTGGTCCTGATAGTGTCATCCGTTCGAACAGTCCTGAGAAGATTCGTCGTATTAATCTTGACGTTCCTCAGTTTGCTTTCGCGGAGAACAATGTTTTAGCAGATGAAATGAAGCTAGGCACTCGCTTTCCTCAAGCTCGTGCTGGGCAAGCCGAAGGTTCTATCGTTACAGGTCAAGGTGTTAAGGCACTTATGGCAGGTTTCGACTCACAGATTAAGGTTATTCAGTCTGTACTTGGAGAAGCCATTGGTCAGGCTCTCTCAATTGCTTTCGCAATCGACCAAGCATATTTTAATGATGTCACTCGTGAGGTATCTGCCACAGCAAACGGCGTACCTTACAAGTTAAAGTACAAGCCAGCAGTTGATATTAACGGTAACTACGGAGTTACAGTTGAATATGGACTAATGGCAGGGCTAGACCCTAACCGAGCCCTCGTCTGGGGACTACAGGCTCGTGGTGACAAGCTTATTTCACGTGGCATGCTACGTAGAAACCTACCGATTTCGCTCAATGCTGGAGAAGAAGAGCGAGCAATCGACATTGAAGAGATGCGTGACTCATTAAAAGGTTCAATCGCATCACTTGCCCAAGCAATTCCTCAAATGGTAATGCAAGGTCAAGACCCAATGCAGATTGTTGAAAAAATGGCTGCAGTTATTGATGAACGTAAGAAAGGCACACCGCTAGAAGATGCGGTTGCTAAAGCGTTCAAGCCAGAACCAGCACCAAAGCAACCTGAAATGCAACCAGGAATGCCAGGAGAACCAGCGCCAGAAGAAATGGGCGCAGAGATGGGTGGCGAATTGCCACAAGCTCCACAAGGTAGACCAGCAATGCAAGAACTTCTTGCAGGTCTTACAGGTTCAGGCAATCCAGTTCTATCAGGTCGCGTAACTCGTCAAATACCAGCATAACTAAGGAGAAACAAATGTTCGGAAAGCAAGGAAAGCCAGCTAAGGCTCCAGTAGGTTCACCAATCATGGGTAAGAAGCCTGCAGGCAAGGGTGTCGGAATGGGTCAGGTTCAACAGGGAACCACACCAAAGGGCATCAAGGGTAACAAGAACAAGCTTAAGTAATACTTAACGTCTTTAAGTAAAGGATAAACATGGCAGCCAAAAAAGGCAAGACCAATCGAAAGTATCGGCAGGCAAAGCAGGCTGCCAAACCTGCTGCTAAGGCAGCATTCTCTGGCAAGAAGCAAGCTTCTCGTAAAGACCCAAAGATTAAAATCAGTGCTGAAGATAAGATGGCACTAAAGGATATGAAGGATACTGCTAAAGCAGACCTTGGCAAGAATGCTTACCTCAGCAGAGCTGAATATGAAGCAAATCAGGCTAAGGCACGTGAAGCATTCCGCGAACGTATGCGTACCGAATTCGGTGAGTACGGCGGAAAGAAAGCTTCAGCAGCCGAAGCAGCAATGAAGGACACTAAAGCAGGCGGTAAGAAAACAAAGCCAAAGGCGAAAGCACCTGCTGCTAAACCATCTACTATTTCCACTAAAGGTCCATCTCTTGTGGAAAACGGTAAGGTTGTTTCTGAGCTTCGTGCTAAAGAAATTATGTCAGGGTCAGGAGAAAAACCATCTGTAAAGAAGAAGGCAGTAACAAAGAAGAAGGCTGCTGTAAAGAAAGCAGCATCATCGAAGCCATCTGCTCCTGCGACTTCGAAGTCTGCCACTGTGGCAGAGCCAGCAACCAAGCCAGCTACTAAGAAACCATCAGTTAAGAAGAAGGCTGCAAGCAAGCCTTCAACCAAAAAAGCAGCTTCTGTTGCACGTCCAACTGATGCATCTCTTACCAAGATGGAAGATGATTATCTAAAGAAGACACAAGAAAAGCTAATCAAAGAAGGAAAGCTTTCTGGGTCTAAGGAATTAGTTCTTCGTCCAAAGGGTGAAGTTGTTAGCACACGTACAGGTACAGTTGCAACAACTACATCACCAGTAAGACCAATTCCTGGCAGCGATACCGTTGTCAAGAAGGGTGGCAAGCTTAAGAAGCTTGGAAAGTTTGGTTTATATTCTGGAATACTTGCTGCAGGTTTTGGCGCAAAGGACATGGTTGAAGGGTCTAAGCGTAAAGCTCAGGCTGAAGCAGATTTGTTCTACGCTCAAAAGGGACGTAACCGCAATGTTGGAGAGCGCGTAGCAGATGTAGCTACAAAGTCATTGCCAACTTCTGCAAAGCAACTTGCTAAGTATTTTTCAATGGGTCTTGTCGGCGAAGATGTTTCAACTGCTGCAACAAAAGCAGAAAAGAAACTTGCTCAATACAAGCAAAAGAAAACCGCTGCAGCCAATAAGGGATTACGTTATGGTCCTAATGGCGAAAGCCTTGTTCCAGGAACAGATGCTTACAAGAAGGGTTCCAAGACTCGTCCAGTAATTAAAGACGGCAAAGTCGTGGGCGGAACTTCTGGTGCAAAAGGTGGAGCAACTGGCGGAACATCTGGCGGAACATCTGGCGGTGCATCTGGCAGTAAGTCAGGTGGTGCAACTCCAGGTGCTGGTGGTTCAACAATCACAGCAAAACCAGGCAGCACATACATAGTTAAATCAGGTGACACACTTAGCGCAATTGCTAAAGCATCTGGCGTATCTCTTTCAGAGATTCGTAAAGCAAATAAGAAGTTTGCGACCAATCCTAAGTACAAGCAAGGCAACATGATTTGGTCAGGAACTAAGGTAAACATTCCAAAGAAGTAGGGTAAACAATGTCAATGATGCAGCCTTCGGGTCCAGGTAAGTTCTCAAAGAGAACTGACCGTCAGGCTCCAAAGCAACTTCCAAATGCTGCTTATGGTGAGCAAAAGCAATTCCAGGCAGAACAAGCAGGCGCACCAATGGCTAAAGCACCTAACCCAATGGCAGATGTTGTTCCATTAACTGCGCCAACACGTAGACCAGATGAACCTGTTACAGCAGGTGTTGATGCTGGTCCAGGTCCAGGTAGTGAAATCTTGGGTCTTAAAACACCAACAGATGTTACGTTAGAAGACCTTAGCAAGTTATCTCGCTACATGCCATTAATGATGGAGTATGCAGATTCACCACAATCAAGTGGAACAATGAAAGCGTTTGTAAAGTATCTGAGGAGCCAGACAGGATGAAGATTCTCAAGAAGTTCGAAGAGAACCTTGAGTACCTTGGATTTGATTTAGCTCCTGTCGCTTGGGATATAGCAAAGATGAAGTTTGATTCTGACGATGACCGCTTAGCTTTGCTAGAGGAATTAACAACAACGAAGGAGGCTGAGCCAGTTGTCAATGACGGAATGGTGGAATGACCCACGTTATACTGACCAGCCTACTTCGACTCCTCCATCAAAAGTAGATGGGTTTAAGAAGAATCAATTCGACAATACCAAGGTCGGAAAGATTGAGGAAGCAGTTGTTCCTAAAGTTATGGGAGCAATTGAATCTGCACAAAAAAGTAAGTTTGGATTTATAGTCAATCCAGCAATGCGTGTTCTTGAATACTTTGGTGAAAATGTTGTACAGCCAATTACTCAAGGCGTATCTACTGGTCTGCTTACAGCAGAAGCTGCTCGCCAAAAGAAGGGCAGCAACATTGTAGAAAACTTTAGGTTTGCAAAAAAGCAGGCTAAAAAAGTTTCTATGGGACAGGCGTTGGCTACAACTGCAACACGTGCCATCGCACCTGTAGTTGGTTCATTTACTAACCCTGCATTTCTTGAAGAAGATTTCAATGTATTTGATGATAAGCAACGCGACAAAGCATTCCGTGATGAATGGTTTGGTGTGTTCGCATCTGGTGGCACTGACCTAGCGCTTGCAATGCTTGGTACTAAAGGTGCTGGCACTGTTGTTCGTGCAGGTGCGAAAAAGGTAGTTGGACCAAAAAAGATTGTAACTGGTCAAGACATGAACCAGTTCCGCAATAACCTTAACAACATTGTTAATGAGGTAGAGGCTGGCGTAGTTGCGGAAGCACGTACACGTACAGGTCTTAGCGTTCTTGTAGATGATGCAGTAGAGACACGCGACGTGTCCAAGCTTGCTGCAAACCCGCTTATTAGCGAAACATCTAACCCATACCGTACAGCAACAATCGTTTCACGATTAGATAACCACCGCGATGTAGCAGATTATCTGCTAGCAGAACGCGGTGATGCTGCTGCATTCAATCGATTCTTTGCTAAGAATCCACTTGATGCAGACCACATTGATGACTATGGGTTTGACAAGACAACACCTATTACAGATTTTGCTGACATTGGCAAAGACATGCTGTCACCAAAATTGGAAACTCGCTTTCAGCGAGTCATAGATGCAAAGAAAGCATCAGACCCACAATTTGCTAGAGCTCTTGAAGAGTTCGCAAGTAACGTGCCACGTGGCGTTGGCGTTGAATCATGGCAGCCAGGACGATTTGCTGCGCTTGAATCAGTTGGTCTAGCCAAAAAGAAGCTTGCTATCCAAGCACAGTTTGGTGACTTAAAGTTATTTGGTGATGATGGTTCCAGCAATTGGAAAACCGAAGTTTATCAAAGCAAGCCTTACGACCGTGTAATCCGTACAATTGCATGGGTTGGCTCAGGTCGCCCACAAGGTCATATTAATATTTCTAACCCACGTAAGTTCGAAGCATCAAGCGATTTGTTATCAGACCTCAACCGTCTTCAATTCCTTAGCGGAGCCGAAGGCGCTAAGTTTAAGCGACGTATGGTTGAGCAGTTCCTTAACGCACAAGATGACACACAACGTGCTATTGCACTTGGTCGCATCGAAGAACAGGTAATGGTTCGTCTTGCTAAGGCGTACGGCATTGTAGATATGCAGGACATTCGTTCTGCATCTGATGCTGTAAAAGAAATTACTCGCTGGCGTTCAAAGACTGCAGAGAATCGTGCGACCATCAAGCAGTACGCTGCTAAGAATGGTTGGGTTCCTGGCGAAGATGGTTCAATCAACGTACAGAACTTTATCTCTGTAGCCAACGAAGCACAGACAATTCCTATGCTGGACTTCCGCAAGCTTGAGGTCGAAGTAATCTTCAACGCTCGCCGTATGGGTGGCAAAGCAACTAAAGTTACTGATGCTCAGTATTACGGAGCACGTGTATCTAAAGCGTTTATGAATACAGGTCAATTGCTTGACCTTGCCAATATGGTGTTTAGCAATTTGAACTTGATTCGCCTTGCTTACATTCCTAAGAACTCTATCGTAGACCCTATGGCTCGTGCCAGCATGGCACTTGAGTCAATGGAATTGATTCGCAACGGCGCACCAGCGTTGGACAATATTGTTTACAATTCAAGTCTTAGCAGAGAATCATTAAAAAGATTTATTCCAGGTACTCCAGCAGCACAGGCTCGCAAGCGAGCTAAAGATGCTAGGTTCCAAGTTGAACGCTACCAAGCCGAGATTGAACCAAAAATTGCTGCATGGGAAAAAGCACAAGATACAGAAGCTGTTGCACGTAAAGCGCTTACAGCTGCTGCAAAGCAGCGTGAATCTGCACTTAAGGTAGCAGCACGTAAGCAGGGTGACCCAGATGCACAAGCTGCAGTACATGCAGCAGATGATGCATTATTCGAGGCGCGTACCGCTTTGGCTAACGCAGAAGCAGAACTTGGTCGCGCAGCAGATTTGCTTAACGGATATGCCAAACTTATTCAAAAGCAGCGCAGAGATTGGGTTGACTTTGAAACAACAAAGCAAACTCGCAAAGCTGGCAAGAAGAGTCTTGGAAAAGATAAAGAAGTTATCGTAAGTGCGAGTGGTAGAAAATACACAATTGATGGTCTTGCAGACCCTAACGTGCGTGGTGTTAACGCATACATGGCAGAGGTTGACTCAGCACAAAACTTCTATTCAACTGCTATGCAGTCAGAAATTTCTCGCAGGCTTCAGGCAGACGGAACACGTTTTGTAAAGATTGACCGTAGAGACAGAGCAGAGTACATGAATGCTTTGGCTCATATTGCTAACCGACAGATTCGCAACGAAATCAATATGCCTATCGGCATGATGATGCGTGGAGATTCACCAGCAGATATTCTCAAGTGGCTTTATTCGCCAGCTGGCAAGGAATACCGTCTACGTATGCAGTCACGATTTGGTAAGGAAATGACCAAAGATGACTTTGCTGCATGGATTACACAGACAAGCGACAAGCTTGTCAAGATGTATCCAGACCCAGACCTACGCAAAATTATCTTGCAGCGCAACGTAAGCGTTGACGAAGTAGATGCAATGCTCTACGGACGTACCGACCTTCTTGAGTCAATTGATGGACCAAACATCAAGCTCAATGACCTTAACGTTGCAGAACGTGGACTTGTTAAGCTAGGCGGTGCAACCGACTACGCATGGCGCATACTTTCCAAGTCTGAAAACAAACTTGCACGTAACCCACTGTTCTTGTCTTACACAAGAGCAGAGATGAAAGACCTTGTTAACGCAGCAGAACGTGCTGGTATCGATGTTAAAGATGCAGTAGTTAATAATGAGATTCGTCAGATTGCTTATCGCAAGGCACTTGCTCGCGTAGAAGAAACTCTTTACTCTTCACGTCGCTTGACCAACGGTATGTACGTGGCACGTTATGCCATGTCATTCCCGCTAGCATTCTTTAACAGCCAACTTGTTGCTCTTCGCCTAATGGCTCGTAACCCAATGAATGCCTACTGGTACAACAGTATCCAGCAAGCATTCGACAACTACGAAGCTTATGAAGATAAAGAGGGTAATACCTACAGCAAGATATCTGACGTGCCTCGTGGCACACCAGTAACTGTTAAGTATCCACTTCCGCTTGGCTGGGGCAATAAGGCACTTAAGCCGTTTATGGACCCACGTGGTGGTGGCATTAGGTTTAATCCTAAGCAACTAGAGTTTATGGTTGCCGACCCATCAGTATCTTTCTTTGGTGGCATCGCGGTATCTGAGCTTATCAAGAATGGATTCATGGAGAACACTCCATGGGGTGTACATGGTGAAACCATTTCGCAAGCACTACGCGACTTCCTTGGCGATGACGTTTACGAAAGCAGTGTTCTCTATGGAGGATACCCAATTGAGGGGTCTAACCTATTAGAGACTACCAAGAACGCAATGCTTTCTGGGTATCAGCAATCTCTTTACGATGCAGTCTATGCGTTGTTTGATGGCGGAAAGATTCGTGCTGGAGCCAGCGACAGATATGTAGATGATGTAATGACTCACTACAAAGTAGCTTATGCTGAATGGGATAGAAACGGTCGTGTAGGTAACCCACCTAACATGAAGTCAGCTGCAAAGTCTGCTGCTAACATGGCGTTTATCAGAGCAATCGTGCAGTTCTCTGCACCAATTTCAGCAAGCTTTGACCCAGTTACTCGTGCTGCTACAGCCTACTATGCCGACCTCGTAGAGTTGGCAAGCGGAGATTACAAGATAGCGCAAGACGTAATGATTGACGAGTGGGGTATCGACTCACTTGCACTTATTGGCTCTAACAAAAAGAATGTTGCTGGCGTAGCCACAACATTAAATGACCTTAAGATGATTCGCAAGAATCCACAATTGCTAGAAACAATTGGTCGATTCAATACAAAGTATGCTGGATTGTTGTCTTCTGGATACGGCGATTTAGCTGGTTCAGGTAGCGGTGTAGATGATTACTCAACAGAAGTGGCAGCCATCTATAAGAAGCTTAACTTCCCTGGTGAGTTCAATAATCCAATCACACAGCAGAAGACATCTTCAGAACTTAAGCGTAGCGTAGAAGCCCGACGTGGTTGGGGTGAATACCAAAAGGCTGTTGATTGGCGAGATGCCAAGATGGCTGAATACGGCATTGGCTCTACATACGAAACACGGTATGCAACTAGCGGTATCAAACGAGTATTCGACGACATGGTTCAAGATGTCGAAGATGAATTCAAGGGCTGGGTTGATGAACGTGACGAGGGTCGTAAAGACTACTGGGAAGGTTTAATCCCAACAATCGATAACATCCTAAACGATACCAAGTGGAGAGCGCATGCGCTCAGCCAAGGAAGCGTTAAGTGGGAAGAGATTGCTTATTGGACTGCGCGAGCAAAGCAGTTTAAGAAAGCCTATAGCAGACCAAATGAAACAGATAAAGGAAAGCTGATTCTAAAGCAGCAATTCAATCAGTTCCATTACAACTTCTTGCAGACAGCCTCCGAGGAATTTGCAGTATTTTCCACACGATGGTTACAGAATATGCCAGAACTAGAAACAGAATTCGTGGTGAATAAATAATGGAAGCTCCAGTACGTAGTGATTATCCCGCAGGTTCTGCGGGACAAAAGCAATACAACGCAGCGGTAGTTAAATACAAGAAGTACATTAAAGACCTGCAAGATAATGCAAATAATACGGAACTTAACTATGCTCCTATCATTCTCCCTGGTATTCCAACCGATTCTGGTATTAGTGACGTACAAGCCAAGGCTTGGTTTAAGTACACCGCAGCAAAGGCTCCTAAAGGAAGCGCTGTCCGTCGGTATTACGATGACTTTGTTGCTACAGCAACTCGCATGGGTGTAGCTAAAGATAAGATTCAAGATGTTTGGGATGAGGCTGTTAACTGGACTCAGGCTATTGGTTCTGGCTCCAAGGGCGACCCAATGATGTACCTTAATTCACTTAACCCAACTGACTTTGTTGACAAGACAGCGGTTAAGAAGTATGGAACAAGCAAGCAGAAGCAAACGACAATAACTGAGTACAGCCCTTCAAGCGCTGCTGCTGATGCCAATAAGGCAATGGAGACGGAACTTGGTCGTACTGCTACATCTGCAGAAACTGCAGCATATCTTAAAGCGGTTAATGAAAAGGCTAAGAAAGAGCCTTCTGTATATACAGGAACTACTACAACATCGCCAGGAAAAGGTGGAGTAGACCAGACTGTAACTACAGCAACAAATAAAACTGGGTTTGACCCAACTATATTTGCACAGAACTTTGCTCGCAGCATGCCTGACTACGCAGAATCTTTTGCTGCAAAGAATGTGTTAAAGATTATTGAAGGTCTAATTGGTTCAGACCGTACAGCAATCGGCAAGGTGGTTGAATAATGGCTAATAAGACAGTTACCGTAAAGAAGGGCGATACGCTTAGCGCTATCGCTAAAGCTAACAAGACAACCGTTGCTGCTATCGCTAAGGCTAACCCAAGCATTAAGAATGTTAATGTAATCAAGGTCGGTCAAAAGGTTGTAATTCCTGGCGCTACATCAGCAACAACCACAAACCCAACAACGTCTGCTGCAACAACTACACCAACAACAACAACTGCTTCAACAAACCCAGCTACCTTGAGCACAACAGCAGTACAAACAAAAGACAAGTTCTCAATGGCAGAACTTGAATCTAAGTACAAGATTGCTGCTGGTGTATTAAAGTCTAACCCATCATTACAGCAAGCGTTAGCAAAGATTCTTGGCGACCCAGTAACTGGCGAAGGAATGGTCACAGACCCATATCTTCAAGAGCAGATTATTAAAGAAAGCGACTGGTTTAGAACACAGACTGACAAGCAACGTCAGTTTGATTACGCTAAGCAAACGAACCCTGGTCAGTTCCAGGCAGACCTACAGTCAAATGCTAGCGAAATTGTACGCAAGTTCTCATCTAATGGATTAAAGATTACTGCACAAGAAGCCATCGGCTATGCCGAACAGATGATGAAAGAATCTGTTATTCAAAACGGCAAGGTTATTAGTTACGACAAGAACTATCTTAACCAGGTTATGGCTAATGCAATTGACTTTACCCAGACTGGCAAGGTTGGCACTAGCGACAAAGTTGTGTATACAAAGCTAAGTGGCAATATAGAAACTCTTGCAAAGAGTTTATATAAGCAAGCATGGGATTATGGGTACGACAGAACTATGTCTAACACTGGGTTTACCAAGTGGTTTGAAACCAGTATGAAGGGTTTAGTTGCTGGCACATTAAACGCGGAGCAGGTTGATGACCAACTTCAAGCACGAGCAAAGTCATTTGCTCCTGGTTTGTCAAACCTTATAGACCAAGGTCAGACTCTGCGTGAAGCAGCAGACCCATGGCTACAGGCTATAGCTGATGTTTGGGAAACAGATGTTAATTCTATTGACCTTAACGATGACTATGTACAAAGAGCATTGAATGTGACAGATGAAAAGGGCAATGTTCAGCCTATTAATCTATACGATGCTAAGAAATTAGCTCGTCGTAGTGCAAAGTGGGATACCACTCAAAACGCAAAAGAAGAAAAGACAAGAATTGCAAACCGCATTCTTCAAGACTTTGGATTCCTGGGGTAACACATGGCTGCATATGATGACTGGATGGACTCAGTTCCTCTAAGACAAGCTGTAAGTCAATACACTGTTGACGAACAAACAAAGGCTGCTGCCATGCGTGAAGCTGCTGCTACTACAACACCAGCAACCCAGGCTAAGCCAGCAGTAACATATAGAGTAAAGTCTGGTGATACTGTAAGTGAAATTGCTGCAGCTAATGGCATGACCACTAAGGAACTTCTTGCTATCAACCCACAGTTGACAAGCAATCCTAAGTACAACGGTGGAAGCACAATCTTTTCTAATACAAAGATTATTCTTGAGCCAGCTGTTAAAGCATCGACTGCTTCAAGAACAGATTCTGCAGCAACTGGTCCAACAACTACAACACCAACCACAACAACTCCGACTACTACGACTCCTACAACAACAGAGCCGACGACAACAGAGCCAACAACTACTACACCAACAACCACCACTCCTACAACTACAACACCGACTACTACTCAGCCAACAAACATTGATAATGCTGCGTTAAATTCAGTGCTTGACCAAATTGCTGCACTTGCTCAGCAGATGGCAGATATGCAGACAGCTGCTGCAGCAGAGGCTGCTAAGCCAAAGGTTGTTGGCGTACGTACAGTACGCAAGACAGGTGGCGTAGTCGAGACAGTTCAAGTTATGTCTGATGGAACAGATGGCTCGGTCGTAGATACTTACAAAGACTTTGGCGCTAAAGATTCCGTTATGAAGATGTTTGAAAATACTGGTCTTGGTGCTGACTTTATTAAGACACTTACCGATTCTATTGACAAGGTATATGAAGAAAACATCATGCCAACTGATGAGCAGATTCTTAACAGCATCTACTCAAGTGATGCATATAAGACTCGGTTTGCTGCTAACGAAACAATCAAGAAGCGTATGGCAGAAGGCAAAGGTATGCCTGGCGACCGCTTGCTCTCACCACGAGAATACATTGCAGCAGAAGCTGGATACAGAGAGATATTGCAGAACGCAAACCTTCCTGCTGGATTCTATGATACACAAGATGATTTCACCAGACTTATTGAAAATTCAATTAGCACAGCTGAACTAACAGAGCGCGTAAATATTGCACAAAATGCACTTAACAATGCAGATGCCAATATCGTTAATGCTCTTAAGACTTATTACGGTATGAGCACTGGCGACCTTACTGCTTATCTTCTTGATAAGGATAAGGCATTTAGTGTTATTAACTCACGTTACCAATACACAAAAACAACAGAAGAAGCCAAGAAGATGTATGGCGCTGCTGAGATTGGTGGAGCTGCATCTCGTGCAGGCATGGGTGCAACCAAGGGATTTGCCGAAGAGATTTATACAGCAGGCAAAGGCTCTATGGCAGAGCAAGCATTCCAAGGAGCAGCACGTCAGCAATCAGACTACAGCAGATTGCTTGGTCTTTATGGCGAGACTGCTGGTCAAGAAGATTTGGCTCGTGAAAATCTTGGTCTTGCAGGTGGCGCAGAGGTTGGCATTAAAACAAAGAAGCTCGCTTCTAAAGAGCGAGCAAAGTTTGCTACCCGCAGTGCTATTGACAAGACATCACTCGGTCGCGCTACAGCAGCCGACGTTTAATTAGGTTCCGCTTCAGACCGTCCAGCCCTGAAGTGTGTATAAGCCTGGAAGTCATCACGTCTACGAATTACTACCCCTGGTAAGGAGTACGTGTGGTGCAAACCCGATGAGGGTCAACCAACTAAAAGGGAGAAAAAACAATGGCAGATAACTACGAATACGATATCGAAGACGACGAAGACGACTTCAATGACACTGGTCTAGTGAAGAAACTTCGTAAGCAAATCGACGGACTTCAGAAACAATTGAAGGAAAGAGATACGCTTATTGAGGAATTCACAACCTACAGTCATGAAGCATCAGTCGGAGAAATCCTAGAGTCATTCGGACTAAATGCAAGAATCGCTCAGTTCATTCCATCAGATGTCGAAGCCGACCCTGATGCAGTAGCTGAATGGCTAAATGAATACGGTGATGCCTTTGGTATTGAAGCCGTTGAAGAGGGAGGGGAAGCCTCCCCAGATGCTCAAGCATATGAGCAAATGTCGGACTTTGAAGATGGAGAATACAACCCATATGTCGGTCAGGACTTGCAATCTCGTATTGCAAATGCCTCATCGCCAGAAGAGTTGAAGTCCTTACTCAGAGGCTGATAGTCCACACTCAACCCTAATAGAAGGAAATCATGCCTACTACACCAGCAACGTCAACTACGACATCAACGATGTCGAACTTGATTCAGACCTCGTATGACAAGTTCATCGAGTTCAACCTTCGCTCTGAGCCAATGTTCCGCAAGTTTGCGGACAAGCGCCCAGTCGATGTTACAAACCCAGGTAACACTGTGGTATTTCAGGTCTACAAGGACCTCTCACGTCAGACAACAGCTCTGACACAGACACAAGACCCAGATGCAGTAACACTTAACAACACCGACAAGGTGAACGTTACTGTTGATGAATACGGTAACGCAGTTATCACAACAGAGCGTTTGGCTCTTGAGTCACTTTCAGCTGTAGACCCAGCAGTTGCAGACATGCTCGCATTCAACATGCGTGATTCATTGGATGCACTTGTATGGGCTAAGCTAACAGGACTAGCAACAGGTCGCTTCACAGGAACAACATCTGCTGATGAGTCAACACTCAACGGTGAGAACGTTTCTTCAAGCACAACAGCACCATACATTTCTTCAGCACTTGCTCGCAAGGCTGTTGCAAAGCTTCGTGGTGCATCAGTTCAGCCACGCGATGGTGGCTTCTATACAGCGCTTATCCACCCAGATGTATCTTTCGACCTTCGTTCAGAAGCAGCATCTGCAGGTAACGTTTCATGGCAGCTCCCACACACATACACAGAGGCTGGCGTAGCTAACCTCTGGAATGGTGAAATCGGTATCTTCGACCAGGTTCGTTATATCGAAACACCACGTGCTGAGTCAATCTCAGGTTCAGGAACTTCAAAGGTTTACGCAACAGTAATCCTTGGAAAGCAGGCTCTTGTTGAGGCTGTTTCATATGAGCCAAAGACTGTTATCGGTCCAGTTACAGATAAGTTGATGCGCTTCCGCCCAGCGGGTTGGAAGGGTCTTCTCGGATGGAACGTCTACCGCAAGGAAGCACGTTACGTCATCCAGACCAAGTCAAGCATCGCATCTGCGTAACTTTGACGGAAGGGGGAGGGCAACCTCCCCCTTCTACTTAAGGAAGATATGCCAAAGAAAAAACCAGAACCAGACGTAAGTTTCTTGACACCTCTTAAGCACCATGCTGTACAAGCACATGAGTTGTATACAGAGTACAAGAATGCAGGATTTACGGAAGGTGAAGCGTGGGAATTATTAATGCGACAGCTTCCAGAACTTGAATTAGAAACTATAGAATTTTTAGATGAGGAGTAAGTAAAATGGCAGCAAAGAAGCCAACAGGCGAATTTCCAAAGAGAAACTCTAGCTTGGCAAAGTTTATTAAAAGTAGCGATAGTGGTAAAAGTTTTACTCAAGCAGAAGCACGTACAGCTGCTGGAAAATATCGTGATATGGAAAAAGCAGCAGGTCCAAAAGGATTTAGCGGAATGGGTGCGTTGGACAGGTCAGGCGTTGCTTTAGGCAAAGCAGAAGCTGCAGTCAAAGCAATGAGAAAGCCAGCAGCTAAGAAAGCAACTTTGCCAGCAGCACGAGGCGCTAAGCCACTTCTACCAGTTAAGCCAGCTCGTCCAGCACGTCCAGCTGCAACAACTCGCCAAGTTGGCAAGGCGAAGCCACTAATGCCAAAGAAGAAGGCTCGCTAATTGCCAGCAAAAATGTGCAAGAAGTGTGGCAAAGCCAAGTCAAAGTGTAAGTGCTAATGCCAAAGAAGAAGCAAGTTTGGGATAAGCCAAACCCAAAGAAAGTTTCTAAACCACTTACATCAGCGCAGAAAGCATCAGCCAAGGCTGCAGCTAAAGCAGCAGGACGTAAGTATCCGAACCTCGTTGACAACATGAGAGCAGCAAAGAAGAAGTAAATGGACCCAAGACTAAAGCGAGCAGGTGTATCTGGTTTCAATAAGCCAAAGGCTACACCTAGCCATCCAAAAAAGTCGCACGTTGTCGTAGCCAAATCTGGCTCACAAGTAAAGACTATTCGCTTTGGTCAGCAAGGTGTGTCTGGTTCACCAGAGAAATCTGGTGAAACCAGAGCATACAAACAACGTCGCCAAAGTTTTAAGGCACGTCATGCAAAGAACATTAACAAGGGTGTCATGTCGGCAGCCTATTGGGCAGACAAGGTGAAGTGGTAATGGCAAAGATTTTCCGTGGACCAACTATGAAGATAAAGCTTGGGTTGGCAAACGACCTATGGTTTGTTTCATACCCATGGGGAAAGACTGTTGTTAAAGACAACGGAACCTGGAAGACAATCGTATCCCCGCAAGATTCATCTCTTGCCGATTATGACAAGGTTCTGCGCGGTGGGTATGACAACCCAATTACAGATGCGGAAGCAGCAGAGTTAACTGCTGCTGGTTATGGGGATTACATTGTCGAATTGTAGAAGCGGTTGCAAAACACAAGACCATGCAAACTGGGGCGAGTGTGCTCGTGCAGCCAATCTAAGTATTGGCAACGAGCAAGTTAGCAATACGTTAAAGAGTAATGAAAAAGAATTAACAGCCTATCGTGATGCTCGTAAGCTTGGTATACAACCAGCATCAACAAGGATGAAAGATATCCAGAAAGCCGTGAGGGTTTCTGAAGCTACTGGAAGGGCAGCGAAAGCGTAATGGCAACATTAAACCAGCTAGTCGAACAGACTATTGCAGAGGTTGGTTCTTATGTAAAGAACCAGGAATCTGTTACAGTCATTACATCATCTATGGATAATGATGACCTGACAGTTGCAATCGATGATGCATCATCTCTTAGTAAGGGCATTGTCGAGATTGATGAAGAGCTTATCTATGTGAAGAAGTCAATCAAGGACAGCGGTACTATCCAGATTCTTGGCGTTGCAGGTAACCCTGTAGGTCGTGGCTGGCGTGGCACAACAGCAACAAGTCACGTTGCTGGCTCAGTTGTACGTAACAACCCGCTGTTCCCAAAGACTCAGGTCAAGCGAGCCATCCTAGAAACAATCAAGGGAATGTCATTCCCTGTTATCGCTAATGAAACATTCCAGTTCAATGGGTCTGACTACTCATACATCATGCCAGATGCACTAGAAGATATCACTGGTATCTCATGGGATGTGCCAGACTCAACAGGAGTATGGCAGATAATTAAGAACTGGCGACTAGATACAAACTACTACGATGCCACATCAGGAACTACTAAGCAGGCTTTAGTTCTAAAAGAAACCCCTATGCCTGGTCGTGATGTACGAGTTCAGTACACAAAGTTCCCAACAGTTATTACTGATAATCAAGAATTAACCGTAAGCGGTCTGCCATCTTCTTGCGAAGATGTAGTTCGTCTCGGTGCTATGTATCGTCTACTGTCAACAGTAGATGCAGGAAAGGTTACCGCAGTATCTGTATCCGCAGATGCACTTGACCAACCAGTTGCAGCTGGTGCATCAACCAGTGCTGCTAAGTATATTTTCCAGCTTTACACTGTTCGCTTGGCGGAGGAAATCGCAAAGCAGCAGGCAAACTTCCTAAACACAATCCAGTATACGAGGTAACGAATGCCAACACCGTCACGTTATTACAGTTCTACAGCTGCTAAGACAACGCTTTCAAGTTCTGTAGATTCATCAAGCGCAAGCATCTTGCTTGCTGCTCCATCTGGTCTTCCATCCCAGTATCCGTTTACCCTAATTCTTGAAAAGGATTCAGCTAACGAAGAAATCGTAACGGTTACTGCTCTAGTTGGTTCTTCTTATAGTGTGACTCGCGGTGTTGACGGAAGCACAGCCAAGGCTCACTCAGTTGGAGCAACAGTAGAACACGGCGTATCTGCTCGTGACTATGCCGAGTCTCGTACGCACGAAGTATCAACCAACGCTCACGGTGTAACTGGTGACATTGTCGGTACTGGTGGAACACAAACTCTTACTGGCAAGACACTTACTACCGCAACACTTGGTTCAATCCTTGATGCTGGTGGATATAAGATTACAAACCTTGCTACACCAACATCATCTTCTGATGCAGTACGTAAAGATTTTGCTGATGCCCAGGTAGCAGCAGCTGCTACGTCTGCAACTTCTGCATCTAATTCAGCAACCGCATCATTAAACTCTGCAAATGCTGCAGCAACTAGTGCTTCTAGTGCATCAACTTCTGCAAGTTCTGCCTTAGCATCACAACAGGCTGCAGCTACTTCTGCAACCAATGCATCTAATTCAGCACTTGCTGCAGCAACTTCAGCATCCAGCGCTTCGACATCAGCAAGCAGTGCATTAGCTAGCGCCAATGCTGCTTCAACAAGTGCAAGTAATGCAACTGCTTCGGCTAGTGCTGCTGCAACTAGCGCAGGAGCAGCCTCTACTTCAGCATCTTCTGCATTAACAAATGCCAATAACTCTGCATCTTCTGCAGCTCTAGCAGTAACATCTGCTAACTCAGCAGCAACCAGCGCATCAAGTGCTTTAGCTTCAGCAAATAGTGCAGCAACAAGTGCATCATCTGCTAACTCATCTGCAACTACCGTTGCTGGTCAAGTTGCTTCTGGTCTTGTTCGTGACATGGGTGACATTACATCTTCAGATACAAGCACTGGAACTTGGATATCCCTATCATCTCTTGAAACAAACACACAGGCTGCAGCGACAGCTGCTGCAACAAGTGCTACCAGTGCAGCAACCAGTGCCACAAGCGCAGGCAACTCTGCAACTGCAGCAGCAGCAAGTGCTGCAACTTCTGTAACAAGTGCAGGGCAGGCTGCTACATCAGCGACCAGCGCACTTGCTTCTCAAACCGCTGCTGCAACATCCGCTGCTAGTGCGTTAACATCACAGACTGCTGCTGCAACTTCGGCAACATCTGCTGCAGCAAGTGCAACTGCTGCTGCTACCAGCGCAACAAGCGCTGCAGCATCTGCAACTACAGCATCTAACAGTGCAGCAACTGCAACCACATCTGCATCACAAGCAGCCACATCGGCAACTAGTGCAGCAACCTCAGCGACTTCGGCAGCAGCATCTGCTACGGCAGCAGCTGCAAGTTACGACAGTTTTGACGACCGTTATCTTGGAGCTAAGGGAACAGCACCTACATTAGATAACGATAGCAACGCACTTCTTGAAGGAGCGTTGTATTGGGATACAACAAATAAAAACATGAATGTTTACAACGGAACCGCATGGGAAGTTGTAACAACGTCTGGAGATATCACAGCGGTAACCGCTGGTACTGGTCTTTCTGGAGGTGGAGGTTCTGGAGCAGTAACAGTATCGCTTAATACAACAAGCGTTTATGTACTACCAAGCCAAGCATCAAGTAATGGATATTTTTTAACCACAAACGGAAGTACCGCTTCGTGGGCTAACCTCTCAGATTGGGGAACACTCTAATGCCATTCGCATTTCAGCGCCGTAGAGGAACCACGGCACAACACGCTTCGTTTACTGGATTACTTGCGGAGCTAACAGTTGATACAGACAAGAAAACAGTGGTAGTCCATGACGGCTCAACAGCTGGCGGAGTACCACTATCAAAGCAGCGTTCAACAACGACATCAACATCTGGCACTACATACACCTTAGCGTTGGCAGATGCCAACAATGTGGTTGTCACAACAAGTGCATCTGCCACAACAGTAACAGTGCCAGCAAGCGTTTTTGGAGCAGGCGACCAGATTACAGTATTACAGGACGGCGCTGGACAAGTTACTTTTGCAGCAGGTTCTGGTGTAACAATAGTTTCAACTGGTGCATCAACAGCAGCACCGAAAATTCGAGCAACATATGCTGGAGCAACCGTTTACTACAAGACAGGCGGAGCTAACCCTACAGTTACAATTGTAGGAGATATTGCATAATGCCAATTATTAAAGGAGTTATTGCATCTAGTAAGTACATCCCACAAAATTTAGTTGTTGATGTACTTTTAGTTGCTGGCGGTGGTGGAGGCGGTGGTCGCGGAAACCGTGGAGCTGGCGGTGGTGGTGCTGGTGGTGTTCTTTACTACTCATCACAAACATTAAGCAACCAAACATCTACAACTATTGTTGTCGGTGCTGGTGGTGCTGCTAACGGAGATGCCGCAGCAGGAAATGGCAAGGGTACAAATTCATCTTTTGCTGCACTTACTGCAGCAGTTGGTGGTGGATTTGGACGGTCAGATAATGGTGGTCCAGGTGGTTCTGGTGGCTCTGGTGGTGGAGGTTACTCTGGAGGACCAGGTGAAGACGGTACTGCAGGCGGGTCACCAACTTCTGGTCAAGGCTATGCTGGTGGTGCTGGAACATCGAGCCAGACATTTAATTCTCCATTCGGCGGTGGCGGTGGTGGCGGTGCAGCGCAAGCTGGCTCAAACGGCGGTCAAGGTCAAGGAGGTAACGGTGGTAATGGAACCTCTACTTATTCATCATGGGGCGCTGCAACATCAACTGGTCAGAACTCAGGTGGAACTTATTATTATGCTGGCGGTGGTGGCGGTGGTGTTGGAAGCTACAGTGGTGGCGATGCAACAACTGCTGGCACTGGCGGTTTAGGTGGCGGAGCAAATGGAAACGGTTCAGCTTCCTCACCCGCTACAAACGGTACAGCAAACACTGGCGGTGGAGGTGGAGGCGGAAACGCTGGTGGTGGCAATGGTGGCTCTGGCATAGTTATCGCCAGATACTCTGGCGTTCAAAAAGCTACAGGAGGTTCTGTAGTAACTACTGGTGGATACACATATCATACATTTAATGCATCTGGAAGTTTATATACTGGTCTAGCTAAAGCTAATGGCGGTGGAGTATATAAGGATGCTAACTACTGGTATCACGCATTTCGCGGTTCTGGAAGTTTCATTACAACAACTCCTGTTACAGCAGATATCTTTGTTCTTGCAGGTGGAGGTGGTTCTACATCAGATAACTCTGGTGGTGGTGGAGCAGGTGGTGCAGTTGCGTTTGCATCTCAATCACTTTCTGGAACATACGCAATCACCGTTGGCGCTGGTGGAACCAATAACAGCGGTGGCAATAACTCAACATTTCAAGGACTAACATCTGCCATAGGCGGAGGTCGTGGTGGCGGATACTTCTATACCGCAGGCAGTGGCGGTTGTGGTGGTGGTGCTGGCTCACAAGGCGGTACAGGTCAAAACGCTGGAAGCGGAAGCCAAGGCGGTAACGGTGGCAGCAACGGTGGTTCTCCTTCATCTGCTGGTGGTGGCGGTGGTATGGGTGGAGTTGGTGGCACTGCTACTGGTTCACCTAGAGGTGGTAACGGCGGTGCAGGTATCAGCTCAATTACCAACTTCTCGAATCTCTCAACAGCTCTTTCCGTAATTGGAGTTGGGCAAAATAGCTCAGGCACTTGGTATGTTGCAGGTGGAGGCGGAGGCGCAGGTCGTACCAACCCAGGAACTACAGGAGCTGTAGGTACTGGTGGAATTGGTGGCGGTGGTAACGGCGGTTCCTATACTCAAATTGCTTCTACAGATGGTTTAATTTCTTCTGGCTCTGGCGGAGGCGGTTCAGACTTTACTATTCCAGGTAGTGGCGGTTCTGGACTTGTTATTATCAGATACCCTATTTAACAGAAGGAATCAAATGACAAATAAAAATACAAACGTAACGCAGTGTTTTAGCTATGAAGTAAAAATGCTTGTTCATATCATTGCCGATGACGAGAAGTCAGCAAAAACACAATTAGATGAAAAGGGTGGCATTGTAACTAAACGCGACGTTAAGTTACTTAATGCATCCATTCTTTATGGCGAAGAAAAGGAAAAGGAATAATGGCTCATTTTGCTAAAGTAGTAGATGGGGTTGTTGAGCAAGTTATTGTTGCCGATGACCAAGCATGGTGTGAATCAAATCTTGGCGGAACATGGGTTCAGACTTCATATAATACCTACGGTGGAAAGCATAAGCTAGGCGGTACTCCGCTAAGAAAAAACTATGCTGGAATTGGTTATGAATATAATTCAGAGCTAGATGCTTTTATTGCACCAAAGCCTTTTGATTCATGGACATTGAACCAAGAGTCATGTTTATGGGAAGCCCCTACTCCAATGCCAGAAGATGGCAAGTTGTATAACTGGGATGAATCCACGTTAACGTGGGTTGAAGTTCAGTAATATTAATTAATTAATAATAACCCCTGAGCATGGGTATAAACTGTTCTATTTTTATTTCCCAAAGGAGAATCATGAAGTTATCTAAAAAGCAAGTATCAGCAATTAAGTCATACCTACGTGCAGTGCTTGCATCTGCAATCGTACTTGGCATTGCATTGTTAACAGACTTAGCCCCACAGTATGCCGTCATCATCGGTGCAGTTGCTGCACCTCTTGCCAAGTGGGCAGATAAGAATGAGGCAGAGTTCGGAATCGGGTCTAAAGAATAATGTCTACCAACGAATGGGCTGGTATCGCTGTTGCGG